GTGCGAGGACCCGGCGCTGGTCGTGCCGCTGTAGGTGTGCACGTGGGTCGACTGCGAGGTGAAGTAGTTCGCCCCGAAATTCCCGGTCACCGTCGAGCCGGCGTCGGCGTTGTCGGTCGTCCCCGAATACGGGTGGGTGTGACTCGCCTCGGCGCCCGTCGAGCCGCTGTGGGTATGCGCCCCGGTCGTGTTTGTCCCGGCCGCCGTGAGCGTGTGCGTATGCGCGGTCCCGGTGTGAGTGTGGTCGATGGCGCCGCCCGTCGACCCGAGCGTCCCCCCGGTCCCTGCCGCCGCCTTCCCGAGCGGGAACCGCTGCCGCAGGTCGGGCAGATTGAAGGTCGTCGACCCGTCCCCGGCCCCATAGGTCGTGCCCAGGATGGCAAACAGGCTCCCGTAGGTCACCCGGTTGACCTGGGACCCATCACAGAGGAGCCACTTCGCCGGCACCGTGGCGCCGCCGTAGGAGAGGATCGTGCCGATCGGGACGATGCCGACACTCGGCACCGCCGGGATGAGGGTCCCGTCGTCGTTGAAGCTGACCGCGAGCAGCGCCCGGAGCTGCGCGTAGAGCGACTGAAACGCCAGCTGCGTCTGATGGTCGCCGATCTCCGCCGAGTAGAAATCGGACAGCATTACGCGGTCTGCTCCGGCCGCGGCTTCAGCGCCAGTTGATAGAGCTCCCAGCGCCCGGGCGTCCCGGTGTCTGCCAGGGTGATCTGCAGCGCCTTCAGCTCCGCAAACGAAAAGGAATCGAGCGGCTTGATGACGAGCGTCTCAGCCGCCGCCGGGTCGAGCGGGACCGTGCGGGCCAGCGTTTCCACCCCGAAATCGCGCGTCCCGGTCACGCTGACGGAGACGCCCGCCGCGGCCTTCGCCAGGAGCGCGGCCGCCATCACCCCGAACCGGTTCAGGATGCTCGCGGGCGTGTATGGCCGGCTGACCATATACGCCGCGAAGGCGGTCCCGGAATCGTCGGTGCCGGTGTCGCCGCGGTGCAGGCCGTTCGCCACGGCGGTCACCGGGCGGAGCGTGAAATTCCGGGCAACGCCGGCGTCCACGTTGTCCGCAAACAGGCAGGCCGCGAGCGCGGCGGCGGCGTTGCCCGTCCAGATCGACCAGCCCCGCCGCACGTTGCCCTGGTTGTCGGGCGTCGTGAGATCCGTGTGCAGGACCAGGCGGAGGTTGGGTATGTTCGCGCTGCCCGTGGCCAGCCAGAAATGCACCTGGCGCGCCTGCGGGTAATAGAGCGTGCGGCAGACGAGGGTCGTCGCGTTCAGGTTGACCGTTTTCGTCGTCGTGTAGATGTCCGCACCGAGCCACTGGAGCCCGTCCGCGCCCATCCGGCAGGGCCCGACCTGCGGGTCCCAGAAGTAGAGGGCCGGACGGCCCGCCTCATCGAGGCCCGGGGTAATCGACCCCTCGAGGGCGCCGCGGGACTTCGTCATTGTGATGGCCTGGTAGGCCGCTTCACGGTTGCCCGTCCGCACCAGGCGATAGATGTGGGACCGCTTGAACGCGTAGAGGCAGCCGTTGACGGGGCCGCCGCCGCCCACGAGCCGGCCGCCCTCAAAACCATCGAGGTCGAGAAACGGGTCGGTGTCCGTCTCCACCCGCTCATCGTTTCCGGACCCCGGATCGCCGTTCACCGGCGTCCAGGTCACTCGGGAGTCGAGCGTCGGATCTTCGTAGTTGCCGAGCGTGACGAGCCGGTCCTCGTCTACCAGGAGGTAGCGGGCCGAACCGAGCAGGGCGTAATCGAGGAGGTCCGGGCTCAAAGGGAACGCGGCGTAGCCGGGCACGTAGGGCGCGCTGTCGCTGTAAGTGGTCGTGCCGATGACGGTCGTGGCGACCCGGTAGAAATTGCTGTTGTCGGTGCTCGCCTCGAGCTCCCAGTGCGTCGCGCCCTCGCTGTCATCCGTCGGGCGCGTCACGGTGATCGAGGCCCCGGCGCCGCTCGGCGCGAACGTCAGCACGGTGCTCGGTTCGGAGCGGCGGAGCGTGACGCCGGCCGACTGCACCGTCCAGCGCACGCGGTAATAGCGGGTCCCGGTCAGGGTCCCGCCCCCGGCATTGGCCGCCGTCGGCGCGTTCCCGGGCCCGGGCAGCCCCACCCGCCGCAGGGTGGTGCCGTCCCAGACGTGCAGCCGGTTCACCGCGCTGTTGTAGGCCAGGAACAGTTTGCCGTGGAGCGAGACGGCCGAAATCTGCCACTGTGTAAGCGACGCCAGGTCGATCGCATCGCTCACCGCGACGCCGTGCCAGCTCGTGTCCTTGCGCGCGAGCGTGCTCGTCGCGGTCCCGGTCGCGGCCCACGCCCACAGCTCCGCCTGCGTCTCGTCATTGGTCGGGAGGTGCCGAAAGACCCAGGGGATCTGCGACTCCGCCGTCAGGCCGCTGGCGGTCAGGTCGATCGGGGTCGTGCCCCGCCGGCGTTCCCCTAGGGTCGAGGCGATCCATTCGATGTTCGCCAGGTCGGTGCACTGGTCCGGGGCGAGCGCGATCGCCGGGTCGGTGTTGTTCACGCCGCCGCGGAAGGAACTGATGACGAGCGGGGCCGGTTGGGACGACGCCATTTAGGTGCGATACATCAGGGTGACGTAAAAATCCGACGTGTTCGTGAAATTCGCATGCGTGAGGGCGGTAGAATCCGTGGCGCCCTGTTGGACGAGGCTAATCGACGTCCCGCCGCTGTTGATGTAGGCCAAGGCCGCGCCCGTCAGCGAGGCCATGCTCGCGTATTGGAGCGGGTTGCCGATGTAGAAATTCGCGGCGTTCTCCGTGAGACCCCCGATGGCCGCACTGCCGGTGGACGATCCCTTCGCGGAGAGCGCGATGTGGATGTGCACCACGAGGACGTTCCCGATTTTGGTGTAGGCACCGGTGCGCGTCGTATAGGTGAGACCGGTGCTGCCCCCCCCAAAGGTGAGCGCCGGCGTGAACGTCCCTTCCTCGTAGTCGTCGAGGACGTTCGCCCCGGCCGACGGGTTCTGCGTGGCCGGAAACTGCACCTGGCCGCTGCCGAGCGGCAGGGCGGCCGAGGCAATATCGACGGAGGTCCCGCCATTGGCCGTGGGGAGCACCCCGGTGACACCCGTCGTCAGGCCGACCTGCACCTGGGCGCCCTGGCCGTTCAGGAAATGCCCCGCGTTGTTATCGAGCTTCGGCAGGAAGCCGTGCCGCGCCGTGGAGGCGTTGTTCGTGACGACGTCGGCCAGGGTGACGTCGGCTTCGACGACGGCCGAGAAGGTCGGGTCCGCCCCGGTATTGCCGTGCAGGACCGTATTCGTGCCGCCCACTGCGGTGGCGGCGATCGGACTCGTGCCCTCGCCCACGAGCACGCCGTGCGCGGTCAGGGAGGTCGCGCCGGTGCCGCCATGCGCGACCGGCAGCGTCCCGGTGCCCTGCGTCAGATCGTGATAGGCGGTGCCGTCCTGGCCATCGAGCAGGTCGACGTCGAGGTTGGCCACTTTGGCGGACCCGGACGTCACCGCAAAGGGCGCGCTCGGATCACGGTCGAAGGTAATCAGCCCGGTCTGCGTGTAGCTCGCCGCGCCGTTCGGCGTGCTCGAGCTGCCGCTGCTGCTGCCGGCGGCGCTCAGGGCGCCTTTCCGCTTCCCCTGATGGATGTCCTGGTAGGCGGACGTCTGCAGGAACATGCGGAGGTCCGACAGCCGCGCGTCGTAGGTCTCGCGCGCGGCCTCGGCCAGGCCGAGCTTCTCCTGCTTCAGCCGTTCGTCGATGACGGCGCCCTCGATCAGGACGTCATGGAAGGACTCGGGAAAGAGCGGTGTCTGGCTGCCGGCAAGCGTGTCCGCGAGGTCGTAGCCCTCCGCGTAGAGTGTGAACGCGGTCTGCGGCACCGTGTCGAGATACACCGTAACGGCCTGGGCGGCCAGGTTGTAGACGGCCGCCATGGTCGGCTGCCCGGTGCCGACGGCCGCGTCATCGATTTCCTCCACGCTGACCATCTTCAGGAACGTGGTCGGCGTGACGCTGCGGTCCTGGACCGACAGCACCTTTTCGATGCCGCTGAACGTGATGTAGCGGACGCCCGGCGTGGCGTTCTGCTGCACGGTCGTGCGCCGGGCCGTCACCAGGCCGAGCGTGCTCGTGACCCGCTTGTAGTAGCTGTTGATTTCCCGACCCACGCGCGCCGTCGCGTCGCTGCTGGTGAGATCGCAGCGATCCATGACGGCCTGGACCAGTTCGGTAAACGTCATCAGACGAACCTCTGCGTCTGCCGCGAGCGGTCCCCGGACTCGGTGCCCTGGTGCCGCACGAAGTTCGTCATCCCGCGCCGCTTCGCTTCGGCGGCGATGCTCGAGCGCGTGTCGAACCGGCGCGGCGTGCCGTCGGCGTGACAGAGCCCGTTGGTGATGAGCAGGCCGCCCGGGATGTCATCGGGCACGATGCCCCCGCCGTAGGGCTGATGGGCCGCGGGGTCGCCGTGACAGAACGGAAAGTCGCCGATCGCGAGCGTGGCGCCGCAGGTCTCGCAGGTCACTGGACCTCCTCCGACCGCTTCACGATGGCGTCGATGCCCGGGCCGATGCGCGGCGGCGCCATCGGCATCTGGGGCTGGGACGCCATCGGCTGCGGCGGCATCTGCGCGCTGAGAATGGCGCGCTTCGCCGCTTCGACCTCCTGCGGGCCTGGCGCGTGCGCCGGGTCCTTCATCATGATGGCGAGGGCGAGCGGGTTCAGCAGGTCCTCGCCTTTGAAGCTGTAACCGATGTTCGGCCCTTCGGGCGGCTTCGGTTGCGGGTCGTGCACGACCTGGCTAACGTCGACGTTGGCCAGGGCGGCCATCTCCTCGAGAATCGGCTTCGGGTTGATATAGCCCGAGTTCGCGGTCAGGTTGAGAAATTGCGCCAGCTGCTTCAGGCGCGCGTCGCTGTCGAGCCGGATGGTCGAATCGGGGCGGACGGTGTAGACCACCTGCCCGGCGAGCTGCGCCTGATTCGGCAGCTGCAGCGCGGGCTGATAGAGCGCCACGAGGCCCGCCATGACCTCGGCGATGCCGGTGTAGAACGCGGCGACGCGCGCCCGCTCGTAGCCGATACGCGCGGCATTGCTCTGCTGAATCGCCTGGGCTTCGGTCGCCGAGCGTTCCCCGGAGGCAAACTGGCCCACCTGGTTCGCGCCGAGGGACCACTGCTCGGCCAGATCGGACTTAGCAATGCGGTCGAACGTGTAGTCGTCGGCGGGATACTGCGCGCGTTTCACTTCGCCGATGACCGCGTCGCCGCTCCCCTGCACCGGGATGCTCCCCTGCCAGGTCCCGAGCATGAGGTTGCTGGCGACGAGCGGGTCGAGCCGGTTGACGTCGTGCCACCGGAGGGGAATCGACCGATCGCGCTGCATGAGCATCTGCGTGCGCGACTGAATCAGCTCG